ACCCATTTATAATGTGCCATGATTAATTGTCCTTTTTTCTGTTGCCACATTTCAAAAGTTTTATACTCTTGTCTTGAAACTGCAATCTGTCTATCTCTACAATATTCACGACCAATTAAATCTAACTCATATTCCTTATCCCATTTATCTGCGTATGATGTTAGATTATTTTTACCACATGAAGTTCCAAGATACTTGTCATTTGCGTCTTGAAACTTTGTCCAATGTGGATTGCTGTCTTTGCCTTCCATCTCGATTGTAATATCTGGGTTACAATCTTTTTGTGCTTTCAACTCATCTCTAAAATAAGCATAACCAAAATCTCTTGATTGTGGTCGATACCCATCTATTTCATCTTGCCTATCCACTCCATCTAAATCTCCATTTAATCTGAAATCAAAATGTTTAGAGATGTATTTATCTTCTTCTTCTGCTTCTTCTGGTTTTCCCATGTAACCAAAATGGA